AAAAATTATACAATTAAAAAAGGATATGCTCCACCACCAGATTATGAAGCTCCAAGTCAAAAACCTGTAACTAAACAAAGAATAAAAGGAGAATTTAAACCTACTAATAAAAAAATTAGAGTTAAAGAAGGTAGAAAAATGGTTTCAAAAGTAGCTTCTTCTTATGAACCAAAGTTAGACCCATTAAAAGGTTATGGTGGTAAATTTTCTCCTCTAAATAAAAAGGTTATTCAAGCAGCATCTAAACCTTTAAGTAAATCAGCTAAAAGAGCATTAGTTACAAGAGGTGCAAAAGTTGCAGCTAAAGGTGTAACACGTTTAATACCTGGTGTAGGTACTGCATTGTTAGCTAAAGATGTTTATGATGTTACTAAATGGGCTATGAAACAACCTAAAAGAGATGTACAAGATTACAAACTTTATGGTGTATCTACTAAAAAAAGAAAAAGAAAAAAATAATGTTTGATAGGTTTCGTAGAGCAAGAAACCAAGATGGTACGTTCAAGAAGGACGTTAAGTGGACACCTTGGAATGAAGCATGGGAGTATAAAATGAGTAAAGAATATAAAGTAGTTTTAGAAAAAACTATATGGACATTCGTTGAAGCATTTATATCAGCATTAACTGTTGCACCTTTAGTAGGTATTGACGCAGATGCAGTTCAATTAGCTGCATTATCAGGAGGTGCTGCTGCACTTGTTGTTGTCAAAGAGTTTGCCAAAAAGAAAATTGGTGTAGGTGGCGTACAGAATGTTAGTAAGTAATTGTGGCTAAGAAAAAAAAGAGTAACGTAGGTATAACAAAACGTGAAGCTACAGCTAGGGCTAAACAACAAATGAAATTGTACAAGAAAGCTCTTAAACGCTCAGATGATTTAGCTCTTGCAAATGAACCACATATGTCTTTGAAACAAGCATATAAAGCACGTAAACGTGCAAACATGTATCAATCACTTAAAGAAAAAGGATATTAATATGCCTGTATACAAAACTGGTAAGAAAAAATCTTATAAACCTAAAAGAAAAAAAGTTATAAAGAAGTAATCATGGCAGTCGTTTATCGTGGAGAACGTTTTTCAGGTTACAATAAACCAAAGAGAACACCTGGACACAAGACTAAATCTCACGCAGTCTTAGCGAAAAAAGGGGATAAGGTTAAGTTAGTTCGTTTTGGTCAACAAGGTGTTAAAGGTGCAGGGAAAAATCCTAAATCTAAAAAAGATAAAGCACGTAAGAAGTCTTATTATGCTAGACATAATGCACAAGACCCAAATCCTGATAAGTTTTCAGCACGTTATTGGTCACATAAAGTTAAGTGGTAACATGCCTTTTAAGAAAAAAGGTAAATATTATTACTCACCTAGTGGTAAGAAGATGACATTAAAACAAGTACGTGCATATTATGCGAGAAAAAGAAATGGCTAAAAGTAAACCTGCACGTAAACCTATTAATGAAAGTACTAAGAAAACTTTACAGAATAAAGCTAAAAATTCTAAATATACTTATGGACAGTTGGCACAAGTCTACAGACGTGGACAAGGTGCTTATTTATCTAGTGGTAGTAAGTCTGCTAGTATGGCTGCTTGGGCTATGGGTAGAGTGAATAGTTTTATAAGAGGTGGTCATTCACAAGACAATGACATTAAGAAAGGTTCACGTGCAAAAAAGAAAGGTTAAATATGAAAAGGGAGTTCCTGCAAAATATCTTAAGAATAAAAAGAATAGTAAATCTTCAGTTGCAAAAGAAATTAAACGTACTTCTCAGGCGTATAAAGAGGGGAAGTATATTGACCTTAAAGCTGTTCAAAGAAGCCGTGCTGTTAAGAAGTCTAACAAGAGCAATAGTAAGACACGAGCAAAGAAAAGTTAAGTAGTTCTTTCTCTTTTTAAATAACCCATAAGTAAATCTCTATAAGCACGTTTAGTACCATTGTTTCTTCTACCGTCATATATGTCATGATGATATTTACAAAGGATAGCTACATTATTAAGGTCGTATTTACTTTGTTTATCTCTACCACCCATACCTATTCCTAATATGTGTGCTAGTTCTAACCAATTTTTGTCTGTACAATATGCCCACTCACAGGCGTAATTAGCCCTTTTAAGAGCTAGTTCTCTAATTTCTGATAAGTTGTCCATTAAATTAAATCTCCTACATTATAGAGCGTATACGATACTGTTAGTTCTTCTTCAGGCATTATATCTTTAATGGTTTCTAATACTTTCATTTCAGTACCAATATACTTGTATCTACAATTAGGTATTTCACTATGATTAAGAAACCCACCTAGTGGTGTTCTAATCCACCCATGTTTAAACTTATCATGAGCAACGTGAGTAATACCTAAAGCAGTACCTTTCTCTATTATATCTTGTGCGAATATACCAAAACCCTCTATTGGACTTTCAGCTAAATAAAGATTAGAGGGTAAAGGTCTATACTTCTCAGGTTCTACGTAAGCACTCATACTAGATTTGCTTGTTTAAACCATGGGTTATTGTTACGTTGACTATCATACTTAGCTAATATGCTATTCATTAAACCCGTAAGTTTTTCTAAGTCGTTTAGTTTATACTCGTATTCTATAATGACATCAAACTTTGTATCTTTACCATTATCTTTCCATATTTGTATAAGATTTTCTAGTTTGTTTCTTTCACTAGAGAACGCAAAGTATCTATTGTTGTCGTCATAGTACTGTAATAAATATATCTTAAACATTATTCACCTAAATGTTGTGGGTCTATATCGTCAAACCATATAGTTCTACCACATTGTTCACACCATAACTTGTCATCACTTGCACCGTCATGGTCATAATATGTTACTAATGTTGCTAGTGAGTGTTCATGACCTTGAGGCATAACTTACTCCTAACATAATTGATACAAGAACAAGTATTACTATTTGTAATTCTATATTCATATTGCTTCTCCTATCTCTTGTATTGGTACGAGTACACCTTTAGATAAGTTGTCATCACCACCAATAGTTCTATTCTTCCAATGTTTACGAGCTAGTGCTTTCATGCGTTCAATGGGTACAATGTAAACCATAACAATAGTTTCATCTTCACGTACTAACATCAAAGCCCAAAACTCTGCTTCTGTTACAGATATACCACTAGGTTTACCACGACATTCATACTCTACGAAATGATTGCCTGTAGTTTCCCATATATGGCGTTCTGATTTTACTTCTATACGTTTACCCTCAAAGAACTCTTTGAGAGTTTCTTCCATTTGAATACCTTTACTAAGGTCTATATCAAATTTATTTGTATAGTGTTTATTCTTCTTCTGCATTTGCGTCACGTGATTTAATCGTTTCGTCAAATGAGATTACAAAATCGTCTAATAAGCTATTCAATTTTTTCATATCTAGTGGTTTGACTATTAAAGTTTTTTCAACTGTTTGCCCACCACAAGCGTTTGCTAATTGTATAGCCCACTTCTTGAGTTGTTTTGGTTCTGAGAAAATACTCATTCCAACACCTTTCACTTGATGACCAATGATGCCAACCGTCATTGTAAACTAACCAACTAGCTACTGCTGTTGACACTATTGGGTTTGTTCTTTTACTTGTTATTCTGAGCTTAGGTTTTAACCAAGCCCATGTATTGTCATTGAATTGCCACAGTCCTATGTCACGTGTACTGTCAACGTTTTGTCCAATAGCTTTAGGATTACCTGAACTTTCACAATATATTACTAACATAGCTTGTAATATATCTTCAGGTTCAAAGTGTTCTTCTACTATTGGATACCATTCAATAACATGTTCTACTTTTTCTTGTGCGTCAGAACAAAGAATATAATTATGTACATCTACAGGTGTAAGTGGTGATGTTACTGCACAAGCAATAATTAATTCAATCATTCTTCTTCTTGTATAGGTTTTCTATATTTAAAACCTTTAACGTGCATGGCATAAGCAGTACAAAACTCATCTAAATCTTTTATATTGAAACAGACAAGACCCTCGCTTGTACCGTCAGGCTTTGCAACAAACACAAACGGTCTATCGTCATTAGGTAAGTTGGTATCGTTCTGCTCTTTAGCTTTCAGATACCTATTCCATAATGTCTGTACTTGCTTACCTGCTTTGACTTCAACACGAATGAAAGCGTCTTTCCAACCTTCTTCGTGTACACGCAGGTGGTGTAACTTCGGCTCAGGCATTTGTAACTGTCTTAATGCTTCTAATTGCTTACGTCTTCCTTTGCGTTTGTTACGTGACCCCTGACGTTTGTAGTCAATTTTTTTAGTTGTCAAATCCCCATTCCTTTGGTAAGTCTGAAGAATTTAACCACCATGATTTACGCCATTTACCTGTATGTGCCGAACATTCCTGTGGGTCACGTCCTGAACATACGAAATCAGGGCTTCTATCGGATTTTTTATCAAACCTATTATCGTAAACTTTACCTTTACAGAAAGGACAAGTTAAGTCATTTCGGATTGATTGATTGTTTTCTGCCATGTCTATGACACCTCCTAATACGCCACTAACTCTAGTAATCAAATCATCTTCATCATCTACTGCATTTGCTGTAGACGACAAACCTAATTCTAGTTTACCTAAGTAAGCGTCAATTTGTTTATCACTCCACATAGATTTATCAGGGAAACGCTTTACCTTTGCATAATTATCTGCTAAGTCTAAAGCGAATACTGCAGTCTTTTCGTTTACCCCCTCTAACATCTGTTCAACGGTGTGATTGATAAATTTTACTTTATCATCAGTAGGTTGAGAGGGTTCACTAAAAGGTGCTTCTTCTTCACCTATTTCTTCTAGTGGTCTAGCTACAGGTTCAGGTAGCTTATTCTCTTTTTTACGCATATCTACCTTAGTGACAATAACGTTGTCTACATCAGGGTCACTAAAGGAAGCGAGTGCTGTGTGTTCTTCTTCTGTTACATCAGAACCAGACCACAATTCAACGCCTAATCCGAACCTCATACAGGCTCTTTTGAAAGCGTCACTCTCTGCGTCTTTAAGATTTGTTCCGTCATTGAACTTAGCGTTGTCTAACTTGAATGTATCAACGTCACCAAATCCGTCATAACTTCCCATATCTTCAATAGTTATTGTGCCTTTAGCACCAACTATTCTATTCTCACCTTTGTGCATACCATATACAGGTTCACAAGACCAAGAATATTTCACACCACTATCACGTAATCTTTCTACATAATTAGCGTGTGGTACATAATCCCCAAACTTTCCTGCAGGTGCTTTTCTTACAAGCTCCTTTGGAAAAGGGGATAGCAATTTAATCGGCTTATCTGCCATAGATTTTCCTTTCTTAATTATTTTTAATGTCTTTCATTCTGAAAGACTTAAAAATTAATTATTATTTTTGTTTGTCTAAACGTAAAACACCACGTTGTAGTTTCTCAAAGTGAATTTCTCCACTTTCAGATTTGAATATAAGTATAGGTTGGTCACCTGTGTACTCTATTCCTATCAACTCATGTGATGGTTTCACATCTTTGACATTTATGTTTGCCATATACTATCCATTATAGTTATACATCATTCAGATTTACAAGGTATTCAGCAGTAACTCCGTGCTTTGGCTTACAAAATAGTAAGTATTGACAGGGTACTCCCATACTTGCTAACTGTTCTAACGCATAAGTGTTATAACTTTCAGTACTTCCATTAATCCATAACCGTACATCATTGACGTATTGTGTGTTAGGTGTATGAAAATGACCTGCAATAGCATAATTAAAGTCAGGCATTAGTCCATTACTAGCTAATGTCTTCCAACCCATAATCTTTTTGCCAAATCCATACCATGGAAATCCACCGAAACCACGAACATTATCGCCATGCCATAGGAAAAATTTACATTTTTCTCCTAAGTCTGCAATATCAAACCAATGATTATCGCCTGTACTGTCAGGGATAACAAACGAAATACGATTTTCTTTTTCGTATATCATGTCCATTATCTTGCCTAACATACGGTCAGCATTACTATCGGGGTGATAGTTCTTACGTGACCTACCACCTAAATGACCATGATTACCTATAACCCAATGAACTTCTACTTCATTAAAGTTTGCAAGTAATATGTCAAAGAATTGTGTCAATATTCTTGGTGCGTCTACTGTCACTTGACTGTACAGAGAAGCGTCTATTAGGTGTTCTTGACCAGGAAAGATTAACTCACCCTCAACAATATCACCTACAGCAAATACTGCACACTTCGTAATGTTTGTTGCATGACGTTGAATGTTTGTTAGTTCAACGATTTTTTCTGCATATCGTACAACACGTTTCTCGGCTACCTCCGTATTGTATGTTGGTGTAACTTTAGCAAGTTGTACGTCTGACAATACTGCACAAGCAATTTCTTGACCTTTAGCTTTCTTCGTAGGAAGTGTTGGCTTAGGTACATTACCTGCACGATATGTCGTAATGCTTGTTTTAACTGCGTCATACACAGCGTCTACAAGCGATTGTGTTTTATTTTTAGATTGCTCTAATTGTTTTAATAGCTTGATATTAGTTTGCTCTAGCTCAAGTATTCTATTACTCTCTGCTTCGGCTAATAATCTAGCTGTTTTCTTATCTACCATTCGCAAGACCTCGTAAATATCTTCGCATAGCACTATCAGAAATCTCTATACCAAACTCACGGTCAAGTATTTTGATTACTCTATAGGGCTTTACGTCATTACCATTTTGCACACGCTCTTTGATAGCGTTCCAAAAAGGCATAGCTTCTTTAGTAATTTTTCGTTCAACGAAATTACCTACTTCGCCATGCTCGGCTTCCTCTAGTAATTTATCTATATCTACCATAAGATAATTGTAACATAAATGTAAGACAAATCTAGGTAAATATAGATAAACGTAAATAAGGTGTTCATGAAGGGAACAAACTTTGCAAGAGTTTAATAATGAAGTACTTACAAAGAAAACAACCCGTCTGCAGTTCTCCTACAGCTCTATTCCTTACTTACTCATTATGTATTACATGCGAAAGGTAACATGTTTCAGTTGCCTGATAACATAACTGTTCTTATTGTAATACATTAAGCTGTTTAGCGAATTGTTTTACCTCTTTTATATCTGCAAGACGCATGATATTATATTTATTCATAGCGTCTACACATTGTCTAAGTGCTTCTTTAGACGTACCATTTACAGCAACTACTTGCATGTCTGATACCCATATACGTTTAGGTTCTTGTTTACCCAACCATTCAAGTGCAGGTAAGTCAA